AAGATTACGGAGTACCTCAAAACCGGGAACGTGTCTACATTGTCGGACATCATGGAGAATCAGCCGGAAAGCCGCTACTACCTATCAGAAGAGAAAGTACAGCAGCTCTTAGACAGGTTATAGGCGGTAGTCAGGGCGAACGGGTATATGACGGTAATAGAATTTCTTGCACACTATCAAGTCAAGGCGGCGGTTGCGGAGCGAAGACAGGCTTATACACATTCGTAGACATTAATAAAAAGGGTAGCGTGCAGACAACTGATACGGCAAGGGCGTTGCTTGCGAGATACAACAAAGGACAGCCGAAACGTCCGGCAGAGTGTAGCGGCGTACTTGCTAGAGCTAAAGTAATGCCCATTCTCACACCGGATAGATTAGAAAAGCGGCAAAATGGCAGAAGAATAAAAAATGAAGGAGAACCCTCGTTCACACTGACCAGTCAAGATAGGCATGGCGTATTAATTGCTGATGATCACATTAAAATCAGAAAATTAACGCCGAGAGAATGTTTCAGGCTACAAGGATTTACGGACGAACAGTTCGACCAGGCCGCTGCTGTTAATTCAGAAACTCAACTATACAAACAAGCGGGAAACGCCGTCACCGTGAACGTTGTCGAAGCGATTGGGCGTCACATAAGAGAAGTTGCTTCCAAAATAGAATAAACAGGTTTCGTTCTGAAACAGGTTGAATTTGCGGACGAAATTAATTTCGGTCACAAGAGCAGACCGACACGAATGTCGGCTTGCTAATAAGAGCTTAAAACAGCTTGAAATTATATAAATGGCTTATTTGAGCCGTTTATATACATAAAAGGCGAAAAACTTTCAAGTAGCTTGAAACAGCTTGAAAAACTTAAACCGGTCGAAATAGACCAGAATAGGAGACAATATGCCTAAAATAAAATTCGGAAATTATGAGCCGGTAGAAGATCTAAGCGGACACTTTCCGTCATTTTCTAAATTGCTATATCACTATGAATTTAAAAATGGATACGGAGCAAGCGTACTACGCTCTAGCTACAGTTTTGGCGGAGACAGAGGATTGTTTGAACTTGCTGTTTTAAAGGACGGGGATATTTGCTACAGCACACCGATAACAAACGACGTTATCGGATATTTGACAACCGACGAAGTCACTGAATATTTGCAGCAAATAGAAAAACTACCGGACTTACAAAAGGAGAAAATCACATGGAACAAATCGGAATAGGTATGTTTTTAGTAGGGCTTACGGGAATGTTAATTGTAATGGGAAAATGGATTTATGAATGCCACGGGATAGAAGGAATAACATTGTACGTATTAGGGGCCATGACACTCATTGGAACCATCCTAGCAACAGGCGGTAATCGCTAATAAAATTAAGAAAGGAGAAAACTATGTTAGACAGGAAAATAAAAAGTTTCGAAATCGGCAAGCACCAGATTTTTAAAATCACGTTTGAAAGAGAAAACGAAAACACCGGGGCGTATGACACATACCAAATAAAATGTGCAGAATATCCGAGACCGGAATTAATTGAAGCGGTAAAAAAACTTTCGCCTTATATCACCGAGATTTTAGAATTGCCGGACGATTATAAAGATCGCCTAATAGCAAGGAAGCTTACCTACACATACGACGAGAAGACGGCAGAGACAAGCGTTACCATAACAGCAAAATTTTATATACCCAATGACGGAACGTTCATCGAAGTAAAGGTGCCGAAGAGAGTTGTAAATTACAAAACACCGACTAGCGAAATTCCGTTTACGCCTGAATGTAGCGAAATAATTGAACGATTAACAACAGAAATATTCCGGTACATAGACGGCGACAGAGCCCAGGATAAATTAAATTTTGACGACAGAGAGGAGAATTAACAATGGAGCTAGAAATAACCACAAACACAGGGGTAATAATAGGGCTAATAATCACACTAATAATCCTAGCCGTCGTACTAAAGTCTACAGCAAAAGAACAAGACGTCGAGATTAAATTTATTCCCACATCGCAAGCGGCAACAAAGGTGCAAAAGTATGAAGGCTCAAAAACGTTAGAGGCCGTACAATGGACTGGCGAAAACATACAGGACGTTTGGGAAACCGTAAGGTGCTGCGCAACAAGCCAAGAGATGCACATCCTCCCCGCCACTGGAAGAATAGAAATAACATGGCACCAAAGCAGGGAAACGGCCTTTCCTGGCGACTACTTCATAAAGCCGGAAGTAAGTTCGAGATTACAGATTATTGAAGTAATGGGAAAGGAATATTTCGAGGAAAACTACAGAATTAAGCAAGATAGCAACATAAGAAATAGCGAAAACGGGCAAATAAGAGAGGACTAACCATGAAAATAAGAGACCTAAAAGACACCATAAACCTTATGACAAGCGACGACTACAAAGACCGGCTTCTTGCTGAATACTGGCAGCTAAAAATTAGGCACCAAAAATTACAAGTTGCCATAGCAAGAAAAAGCCAACGATTAGACCGAGATACAAAAACTCCGATAGACGCACTCCAGGCACAGTCACATGTAATGTAACGGTACTTAAATCTACTAAGGCTAAGAGCTAGAGAAGAAGGCATTATAATAGGCGAACAATAAAAAACAAACAATTCACCAAGGCCAAAGGAGATCTGGACATGCTAATAATCAAAAACGGAAAAACCATAGGAGCACTGCAATTATTTAGGGTTAGAAAAACGGGAATTGTCGCAAGGCAAAACGCAAAAGACGTAGTAGTATTTCACGGCGAAGAAGAGCAAGACAGAAAAGTGATGAAAAAAATATTATGGATGCTGCAAGCACTACACGCCGGAGAAATAGAAAAAAACAACATCATACGGTATAACGGAACTATAGATATGGACGTCATCATCAAGGAGACCATTAAAGAATGGTAGAAAACATAACGGCCGTAAAGTACCTACAATCAATCCGAACGTTGGATATTAAGTTAAAAACCCTGGAAACAAGAATCTCAAGGTATAGAGAAGACATCTGTACTCTAAAAGGAACGGATTATTCGGCAGATAAAGTTTCCGGAACACCCGGAAGCGGTATGGCAGATAAAGTGGCACGCCTAGCGGATATGATTATGGATGCGGATAAAGAATGGGACAAGCTAATCGAAAAAAGAGAAGAGGCGCGGCTCTTAATAGAAAAGCTGGAAAACCCTAAACATCAAAGCATCCTTTCGAGAAGATACCTTTACGGCGAAAAGTGGGAAAACATATGTAAAGCCCTAGGCTGTACATGGCCGAATATTTTTAGAACGCAGCGACGAGCCCTAAAAAGTTTCGATATAATACTAAAAAAATCAAAAGAGGGTACTTAAAGTTACATATCACTCTGTGATATCATGTAAGCTAGAAAAATAAGACAAGGAAGACCTGTATAGTGCAGGCCTTCCTTTTTTGTTGCCGTAAAGCGAGGGTAGCATGATCCGATGTGACAATCAGCGATGTAAACACAACCACCGCGAAATATGCGTAAACATGCATCTACAAATAGAATCGGAACGGTGCATATGCTTTGAGCCGAAATGGCAAAAGAAACGAAAAACAAACGAAACAGATATAAACCATACACCCGTTTACCACTCAACGAGACGGCGTACGTTTAAGTAGGAGAAACCATGACAAAAAACAAAGTACGAGGCGAACCCATTCACCGAGAGAAGATATTTATTAAAAACACAGATACGCGCACAAAAAACGCGCGAGGAAAAAACATTAATATAAGGCGCCGTTCAACGACCTGGAAAAAGTTTCATACCACCCAAAACCTGGAAGTCATTAAAAGCTTATGCCGTAAAGGATGGCATAACGATGAGATTGCCGCCTATATCGGTATCTCCGAATCGACGCTTTATGAGTGGACAAAGAAACATCCGGAGTTTTCGGAGGCGCTTTCCGTTGGAAAAGACTACTGCGTAGCGGTCGTTGAAAACGCGCTGTTTCAACGAGCCGTTGGCATTGAAAAAACGGCACCGAAAAAAGAAGAGACCATAACCGTAGACATCGTTAAAGACGGCAAGGTAGTAGGTAAGCAAGTCACCAAAAAGATAGAAAACGAACTTATCTTTGTTCCGCCGGAAACCAAGGCTGCAACCTTCATTCTTACCAATTTAGCGCCGGACGACTGGAAGCAAAAGCAGCAAACGGAACTTACCGGAAGCGTTGAAATTAACGCCAACATGGACTTATCGGAACGCTTGCAACGGGCGCTATTAAAGAAAGGAGAAGCGGCTAATGAATAAAGACGAAGCATACAAGCTTATGGACTGTTTAGGCCGCTTAACTCACGATCCGGTAGCCTGGGTATATTTCGCATTTGACTGGGACAACGACCCGGAATTAAAAGGACAAAAGCCGCAAAAATGGCAGTTAGAACAACTAGAAAGAATCGCCAAAGGGCTGGAAACACCGGATACAGTAATTCGTCAAGTCGTATCATCAGGCCACGGTATTGGCAAAAGTTGTCTTGTTGCATGGATTATCTTATGGGCTATATCAACTCACCCGGATACAAGAGGTGTTGTTACGGCAAACACAGAAGCACAATTAAGAACGAAGACGTGGGCGGAGCTTGCCAAATGGTACCGTAAATTCGTCGCGAAAGAACTCTTCACGTACACGGCAACGGCGATATTCTCCATTGAAGCGGAACATGAAAGGACCTGGCGTATCGACGCCATCCCGTGGTCTATCGTAAATACCGAAGCCTTTGCCGGTCTTCACAACCAGGGCCGAAGGATTTTAATCATATTCGATGAAGCCTCTGCTATAGACGATCGCATCTGGGAAGTAGCAGAAGGCGCCTTAACAGATAAGAACACTGAAATCATCTGGTGCTGTTACGGAAACCCTACCCGTAACGTAGGAAGGTTTCACTCGTGTTTCACGAAATACAGAAACTACTGGGACACCAAAAAGATAGACTCCAGGGACGTGGCCATATCGAACAAAGCCCAGATAGAACAGTGGAAGAATCAATACGGCGAAGATTCGGACTTCTTTAAAGTCCGTGTACGTGGCGAATTCCCGTCATCATCTGATGCGCAATACATAGGCGTAGATATAGTTGAAGCGGCCGCAAAAAGAACGCTCCGGCCGGCTGAATATAACTTTGCACCCGTCATCATTGGCGTGGACCCGGCATGGACGGGAAGCGACCAATTCGTAATCATCATGCGCCAAGGCCTTTACTCCAAAGTCCTAGGCGAATATCAGAAAAACGACAATGACGGAACCATGGCGGCTATATTAGCAGGATTTGAAGACGAATACAAAGCGGATGCGGTCTTTATCGACCAAGGATACGGTACAGGACTTTATTCGTTTGGCGTAACCATGGGAAGAGCCTGGAAGCTGGTGGCGTTTGGTGGAAAGTCCGGAACAAAAGGTTTTGCTAATAAAAGGGCTGAAATTTGGGGGAAAATGAAGGGCTGGCTTATAAATGGCGGGGTGCTGCCGGATGACGACGTGTTAAGAGACGACCTCATAGGTCCCGAAGCATCCGTAAACGAAAAAGGCGAAATCATATTGGAAAGTAAAGACCACATGAAGGCCCGCGGAGTACCGTCACCCAATAAAGCAGACGCCCTGGCCTTAACATTTTCGCTGCCGGTGTTAAAGAGCCAAAGACAGCAAACGGCAGCACAAACAAAATACAATCCGTTTAGAAAGGGGTAATACCAATGTGTGGATTAAAAGGACTATTCGGAAGCACTTCATCTCCCGAATTTAAGACACCGGATCCTACGGTACAGGCCGTAAATAACGGCGACCAAGGAACAGCCGATAGCGTCGAAAAACAGCGTAAAAAGCGCGGTTTTCAAAGTACGCGAACAGCTATAGACACGGCACTGGGAACAACCAATGGCAAAAACACGCTGGGATAAGGAGAAAAACATGCGTAAAGAAATAGAAACGGCATTAGCTAGAAGCCCGACGGGAAATAAAAAGACGGCAAAGCCGAACACATGTAAAGATAAAAGAAAGCTTGTACAACGGTTTAACGCCTTGTTTCAAGCCCGTAGACCCTGGGAAAGAGTATGGAAGTTAATCCGCGATTATGAACTTCCCTATGACGGCTTATTCGATGACGACACGGCAGGAAAACCCGTTATTCATGACGAAGAAATTTTTACAGGTGTTATTCAAGAAGCCCGCGATACCTTTGCAGCAGGCGTTCAATCGGGGCTCACACCGCCGTCTAGGCGCTGGTTTCGCTTTGGTATTGGCAATAAGGACCTGGCCGATGACACAGGTGTACAACGGTTCCTGGATACAAGGGCCGATATCATGGAATCTGTATTGTCCGGCTCAAACTTCTACAACGCCATTCACCAATGCTATTCAGAACTTCCCTTTGGCCAAGCGGCCCTGGGGATTTTTTCACAAGGCGGCACGGTGACATTTGTCCCATACACTATAGGTACCTATGCCCTGGCGTGTGACGCAACCGGAAGAGTCTCAACCTTTGCTAGAAGAGCCAAAATGACCGTAAACCAAATCGTAAAGCAATTTGGCTATGATAATTGCCCAATGACGGTGAAGCAGTCATACGATAATGGAAGCGGCCATCAAAACTACCACGTAGTATGCTGGCTCGTCGAAAAGAACGAAGATAACGACCCAAACAAGCTAAACAATAAGAAGATGCCGTTCACCTCGACATACTGGGTAGAAGACTCCAACGAAGATGAATGCCTGGCGGTTACGGGATTTGAGGAGTGGCCCGTACCCGTGGCTCGTTACACGGTAAAAGGAACAGAAGCCTACGCAACGGGCCCTGGCTGGAACGCCTTGCCGGACGCCAAAATGTTACAGCAAATGGAGCTCGACGCTATCACAGCCATTGAAATGGGCGTAAAGCCTCCCTTACAGGTCCCTCCGTCGCAAGTAGGAAACATCAATCTCTTTCCCGGCGGCACGACAGCCATAAACGATCCGAATGAAGCCATACGTCCTATTTTCCAGGGGCAACTGGCGATTGGTGAACTTGAAGGAAAAATCCAACGTGTGGAAGATAGGGTAAAGAGAACATACTCCTCGGACCTCTTCTTAATGTTGGACCAGTTAGACAAAGGCCGCATGACGGCCCAGGAAGTCATGGCCCGTAACCAGGAAAAACTGCAACAATTAGGCCCCGTGGTAGAACGCCTTCAATACGAATTCTTAAACCGTATCCTAGAAAGGGTCTATAACATTCTTGACCGAAGCGGCGTATTCCCGGACATTCCCGAAGAACTGCAAGACATTGTAGGCGAAGAGTTTAGGATTGAATACATTTCACCGCTTGCTCAAGCACAAAAGATGAGTGGCCTAACTTCTATCGAACAAGGCATTGGCTTTATCGGACAAGCTGCACAATTCGACCAAACGGTCCTCGATAAGGTAAACCTTACGGAAGCGGTCGCAAACTACTTAGCGCAAGTAGGCGTGCCGGCAGCCATGATCCGTTCGGACGAAGAAGTACAAGAAATCCAAAAACAACGCCAAGAAGCCCAGGCTGCAGCAGAAGCACAAGCACAACAGCAAGCAGCAATAGCCCAAGCTCCGGACCTTGCAGCGGCCGCTAAAAACGCAACAGAAGCGGCAAATGACGGAAACCCGGCTATGCAAGAATGGTTAGGAATGAGGTAAAAATGCACGAAAAAGAACGAAAGACCGCACAACTCATGGAAGAAACCATACGAAGCCAAGATATGGAAGCGCTCCGATACGTCATGGAAAGTCCGTTAGGGCGACACTTTATGGCTCGGCTTTTGGATACAACGAGAATCTATAGCCCGTTATCCAATGAAACCACACTCTTAGACGAGGGGCGCCGTCGTGTAGGCCTTGAATATTTAAAACTCATTCAATCTATGGGACTTGAAGGTATGAAATTACTTCACCAAATGGAAGAAGAATACGCCACAAAACGCATCGAACTCGAAAGGATGAAAACGACATGGAACAATTGAAATTAAAATTTGACCTGCAACGATTCGCCGAAGGCCCGGAAAGCCAAGAGGCAGAAGGAGCACAAGAACAATCGACCGATGCGAGCGCTAACCAAGAAGGCAGCGACTCATTTATCGGTAAAGGCACCCAGACCGCCTTAGGCGGTGAAGGCGAAAGCGCGGCTCCGCAAGTACCTGAATCGTACGATTTCACGGCCGTATTAAAAGAAACGGGCCTGGAAGCGGACGAAAAAAGCACCGAAGAATTTACTAATCTCTTAAAGGGTATGGGCGCAACTCAAGAACAGGCAGCCGGCATGGCAACATACGGCATTAAGTATGCTCAAGGAGTGGCAGAAGCGGTTGCCAAAAACCTCCAGGAACAATACGTAAATGAAGTAAAGTCCTGGGGCGATGCGGCAAAAGAAGAATTGGGCGGGGCATACCAAGAAACGCTCGGTAAAGCTGCAACCGCAAGAGATTACATTGAACAAAAGATTCCCGGCTTTACAAAGATGCTAAATCTGACAGGGGCCGGCAATCACATAGCTATGATTAAAACCATGGCAGCCTTTGCCGATTTAATCGGCGAAGACCCTGGCAAAATGGGTGGCGCAGGTACCGCCGCAACAAGTACCGATATGTATCCTCATACGGATTTTTCTAAGTATTAATTAAAAGGAGAATTAAAACATGATTGGAAGCACAGCATTAACTTTCTCGGATTTGCGTAAGCGTTTAAATCCCCAGGGCCAATTAGACACGATTATGGAAGTCATGGCTCAAAGCAATCCCATTATGGAAGATATTCCCTGGATGGAAGGGAATCTTCCCACGGGTAATCAGACAACCGTACGCACGTCGTACCCTCACCCGGAACTCCGCCGCATTAATGCCGGCGTAAAGCCCGGAAAATCGACGACGCGGCAAATCATCGACACGTGCTGCCTTATGGAAGCGCGCTCGGAAGTCGATGTGAAACTTGTTAAACTCGCACCGGACAAGCAAGCCTTCCGCATGTCCGAAGACAAAGCCTATGTCCAAGGCTTTACGGATGACCTCGCAAAATACATGTTCTACGGCGACACGGACGCAAACCCGGACCAGTTTAACGGCCTCGGCATTCGCTACAACACGTTTAAAGGCGACCTCGGCGAAGAAGGCTACCAGGTAGTAAACGCCGGCGGTAAGACGGCCAATAAACAAACCTCCGCATACATCGTTGATTGGGGCGAAGATGCGGTCGTAGGTATTTATCCGAAAGGTTCAAAAGCAGGCCTTGATATCCAAGACTTAGGAGAAATCGACGCAATCGACGCAAACGGCGGTAAATACCGGGCCCTTGCAACACTCTTTGACTGGGACGCAGGTCTTGCCGTTAAGAACATCCGTAAAGTCGCAGCCGTTCGCAATATCGACTGCAAAGCAGCTGCCGAAGACTCTACCTCCGAAGCACGTAAGGCATTAGCCGAAAGAATTGTAGTCGCAAAAAACAAAATCATAAACCCGAAACACCCGATTCTGTATGTATCGCCTATGGCATATACAATGCTCGAACTACATATCGCAGATAAAAATAACGTATATGTAACGCAACAGCAGCTCATGCAGGGCATTCCGACGCTTTATGTATCGGGCCTTATCGTTAAGAAAAACGACGCATTAACGGAAACTGAACCCGTCATCGCTTAGGAAGGAGAAACTATGATATACGATGCAGAAAATACGTTCTTTTGGAACGTGAAATTATCCGGACAATCCGGAACAGGAGAAGTTGTTAAAACAGGTAAAGGTGACGCAGGAAGCCCCTTAACCTTAGTTGTTAAATTACCCGGAGCCTCGGCAGATTGTACGGTAACCCTTGAAACAGCGGACAACGATAAAATGACCGGAGCTAAAACCTTAGGCACGTACACGGCTGAAAAAGGTAAAACCTTAGCCGTTAAGGTACCTTACGGAGACCTCGGTTATCTCCGCTTAAAATGGGCGTCCGCCGCAGCCCAATCGGCAGGCACCATTTCGGCATCACTTGTAATGGATGCAGACGTACGATAAGCCGGGAATCCCCTTTAAGGATTGCCATAAAGGAAGAAGTTTAAATCAGTTACATTCCAATGAGTTACGAGCTAAGTTAATTCAAGCCGGTATCGAATATACCGGCGAAGAAACCAAAGAGGACTTTGTAAACCTCGTTAAAAAACACAAGTTATAAAGAAAAAGGGGACGGGGAACACCGTCCCCGGCTTTATTAAAAAAGGAGAAAACATGACAGACACGGATATTTGTAACATGGCGCTATCAGATTTAGGAAAAGGCGTCATCACCTCAATGGACGATAAAGAAGAAAACGCAAGGGCTTGTAAGCTCTATTACGATCAAACAAGAGAAACGGTACTCCGGGCGTATCCGTGGAGCTTTGCTCATAGAATTGAAAAGTTAGCCTTATTAGACAAAGAAATACCCGGATATGATTTTTGCTATGCATATCCGAAGAATTGCTTGAAAATTAATAACATTCGAAATAAACAGATAAACGTACAAGAACACGTTCCGTACGTTATCGTAAATATAGATACGGCCACAAAGGCTATTGCATGCAATTTACAAGACGCTTACGCCGACTACACGGTAGACGAAAAAGACGTACAGGTTATGGACACCTTGTTTATAAGCGCCTTTACACGTCTACTCGCAGCCAACATGGCTATGCGCCTTACCGGAAATCCGCAAGCCTATCAAATGCAGTACCAGTTATTCCAAGCCATTATTCACGACGCACAGTTAAACGACGCAAGAGAAGGCCAAAGGGATGCGGTATATCATAGTAATTACGCCAACACTCGGAGGGTACGATGAACATATACCTTATACAACCGTCGTTTGCGGCGGGCGAAATCTCTCCGTACGTCGCAAACCGTGTGGATTTAGATAAATATAAATCAGCCCTTCTAACAGCCCAAAACCTGGTCATCCGTCCGTTCGGCGGGTGTTATCGTAGGCAAGGCTCGGAATTTATCGGAAAGGTTAAATACGACGATAAACCGACAGCCCTTGTCGCCTTTAATGCCGGCATAGATGATGCCTATTTATTAGAAGTGGGATATCAATATATCCGTATCTGGGAAGACGGGAAATACACGGAAACAGAGTTATCTACACCGTACGATAATGTGGATAACTTACGATTCACTCAATCGGCCGACACGATGTTTATCTGTTCCGGCGACTATCCGATTCAGTGCCTTCAAAGAACGGCTATAGGCTGGACGTTTAAAGAGTACGAAATAACAGAACCTTATTATGATTCAGCTGTACAGACGGTAAACAAAGAAACATCGTTTACAACCCCGGGAACATATACGTTTACGCCGCAAGTTACCGGCAATTACACAATTAAGATAGGCGGTGCGGGTGGCGGAGGTGCCGGAATGTCAACAGTACACCTCATACATTATAGCCACGGTAAACACCATTACTACAGTGGATTCCCAGGTGGAAGTGGGGGAAACGGCGAGACCATAACAATAAATACCAAACTGCAACAAGGTGAGCTGTATACTGTAGTCGTAGGTAAAGGTGGTAAGGGCGGAAAATCAAAATATTACGAAAACAAAGAAGGCGAACAAATACCTTTACTCACAACTGAAGGCGGGAAAGAGGGCGGCGAAAGTAAGTTCAATAACACAACGGCTCGTGGTGGCGCCAGCGGGAAAACATTGGAAAAAACTTCGGATTTAAATAAGTTAAGAGATAATCCCGATATGCTAAATGGAAAGGGGTATGGGGGTAATTGCAAAGGTGGAGTAGCCGGCACCTGTAAAGACGTAAAAAACAATCCTTCCCAAATAACAGACGGAAAAGACGGCCAAAACGGATACGTAAGAATCACATTCTCCGGGAACAACGAATTAAAGCCCTCAGCCACATCGGGAAACGACGTCACCATTACGGCTACAAAAGACACATTCACGCCGGGAATGGTAAATAGCCATATAAAACTAACGCAGCAAGCCGAAAATCAATCCGAACGAATTGAAATACAGGCCCCTTCCATTACAGAAGAAACCAAGTCTATACGAGTGGGAAAGGCCTGGAAAATTACAACCCACGGAACATGGAAAGGTAAGGTCACAATTTACCAGTCGGACGACAATAAAACCTGGCAAGAATACAGAAGCTACAAATCAAATAACGACCAAAACTTCACTGAATCAGGTACCGTCACCACACCTACCTGGATGAAAGCAGTAGCCGTAACGGATGCGGATAACGGAAGCGGTAAACTTACTGTAGACTTCTCCCGTAACCCTTATTCAAATGACGGCACGGCTAAAATTACAGAGGTCGTTTCATCGACGGAGGTTAAAGCCTCGGTTGTTACCGATTTTGCAAACACCGATAAAACCCAAGTATACGCGCTAAGCAGCTGGAACGACGATAACGGATACCCTAAAATGGCGTGCTTTTTCCAAGATAGATTAGTCTTGGCAGCCACAAAAAAAGAACCTTACTCCATATGGATGAGTAGAACAGGGGATTATCCGAACTTTGGCATTGAAAAGGTAGACGGTGGCGTAACGGACGACTCGGCTATTAAAGCAGACCTTATTACCCGTAACGGCTTTGAGATTCTGCACCTAGTACCGGCAAAAGACCTTGTCATCCTTACAACAGGTAACGAATGGATTATAGAAGGATCCAGCGTCATCACACCGGCAAAAATTAATCCCAGGCCGCAAACCATGCGTGGATCCAATTCATGCCCTCCGCAACACATCGGAAATCGTATCGTACACGTACAAAGAAGCGGTAAGACCGTAAGAGACCTCGGCTATCAATATGATGCGGATAACTACAACGGCGACGACCTAACGCTTTTGGCCACGCATTTAACCGAAGGTCATAAGTTAATATCCTCTGCGTATATTCAAGAACCCAATAGCACTTTGTATTACGTAAGAGATGACGGAGTGCTGCTTTCACTGGCCTTTATTAAAGAACAAAACGTATTTGCCTGGTCACATCACAAGACAGACGGCAAATACAAAAAGATAGCATCCATTCCAAACGGCGCAAACGACGTATTATATGTAACCGTAGAAAGAAACGGTAAAACCTATATAGAGCGGTTCAACCCCGATCTGGAAGCGGCCGTATACATGGATTCGTACGTTACAGGAAGCGGTAGCAGCGTAGAAGCGTCGCACCTTATAGGAAAAACGGTACAAGTCTTAGCAGACGGAACAAGGATGCAAGATGCGGTAGTACCTGAAAATGGCTTAGTGGCCTTTGGCCAGCCGTTTTCAAATATTACAATAGGCCTTGCCTATGAAACAAGAGTCGAGCAGCCGGGCCCTGATATAGGACTAAAAGAAGGGACCATGCAGGCTAGAATCTCAAAGATTAATACCGTTGTGTTAAGGGTTGAAAAATCCTACGGCGGCCATATCGGATACACGTTTAAAGACAAAGATATGGATGAATTGCGATACGAAGATTACGAAACATTAGAAACAGGCGACATCGTGCAGCAAATGCCGGTAGCCAACATCGGGAGCAACACCAAAAACCATATCTGCATTAAGCACGATGAACCGTTCCCGTTTGAATTAAACGCAATCATAAGAGAGGTAAGTATTGATGGCGGCATTGTTAAGAGTTACAACGGAGAAATTTAACAAGGACAATAAAAAGCACCTCCAGGCCGTAAAGTACATAGAAGAACATCTAAGGCCGATTGATAAAAAAGAACTACAAGGGGCCTATACGTCCGTTACTAAATGCGCCATGCACAAATTTTGCGATAACTTTTTGGCGTTCGGCGAAAACGGCGAACCTATCGCCATATATGGGATCGTAAAATATCCGATAGACGGACTCCACGCCGTATGGATGGTAGGGACGACGGAAATTAAAAACTACAAAAAAGAATTAATCACTATGGGGCTCGATAAAATCAGTAGATTCATCGAAGAATACGGGCCCGTAACGAATTGCATAAGCATAGATAATAACGAATCACGGCGTTGGCTACTAAAAGCTGGCGCCGTTTTTGGTACGCCGTTTAACGAAAACGGCGTAACATGGCAACAATTCGTAATAAGGAGGAATAAATAATGTGTGGAGTACCAGCCATGATGGCGGCACAATTAGCTCAAGGCATCATGCAGTACAAACAGGTAAAACAAGAGTCAAAGGCTAAGGCAGCTATGTATCAGCAGCAAGCTCTTGCCGCCGAACAAAACGCTAAAATAAGTGAACTACGGCAAGACCAAATGGCCGATAAATACGCAAATGACCAGAGAAAACTTGACGACAGGATGCGGCTAATGGCAGGGCAAACAGCAGCCCAGGCAGGCGCATCAAATATGACGCTTACAGGAAGTCCCTTAGATATTCTCATCTCGTCGTACGGCACCTATCAAGATGACAGCAGTCAATTACTACAGAATCAGCGAAACGACGAACGCTCGGAATTATTTAACCAATATAATTATGAAAACCAAGCAGCCGGTTATAAGGCCTCGGCAGAAAACGCCAAGGCCCAGGGGAAACTAGCCGGCATAGCCACTCTTCTTTCAACGGCTTCCAGTATGTATGGAATTAAGCACGAATACGCCGGAGCTAAAAAGCCCGCGGCCGGAAGCTCTGGTGCAGACTATACATTTGATTACAAACCCGATCTTCTAAGATGGTCGCGATACGCAAACGCACAAAAGGGATTGTTCAGCTCAAATCCCTTTGGCTCCAAGAACTTTAGGGGGTAAAAATGGAAATAAAATCATACAACAGGGCTGTAGACCCGAACGTTGAAAACGCAAACGTACAGGCCACAAATAACATAGAAGCCTTTGGCGGCAATACGACCGGGAATCAATTGATGGGAAAAGCCGTAGGGGCCATTCAGGACCAAATAAAAGCCTATACCGACGAACAAATTAAAATTGACGTTGTAGACGCAAGCAACAAGTATCAGGAAAAGTTAAACGACCTCCTAAACAATCCCGGAACCGGGCTACTCACCAAAAAAGACACAAACGCATTGGACTTGATGCGGCAATATCAAGAAGGCGAAGCTAAAATTAGACAAGAAGTAACGGCAGGCCTTCCCAACTACGAAAAAGCTCACAGGGCCTTCACAAACATGGCGGACGAAACCAATATATCTCAATTCAACGGAGTAATGAAATACCAGGCGGCAAGACAAGATGAATACCGAAAAAACGTATACAGTACAAGACTAAAGCAAAACACCGATAGCCTTGTGGAAAAAGGAACAAACGCTAATATTTTCGAATACTTTAGCAAAAACCAGGCTATAGTCGAAACGCTATATGGAAACGTTATCGGCGAAGAAAATAGAAAGCAAATGATAAAAGACGCAAACACCGATATGTTTAACTTATATTCAGAAAGCATGCTAGCCGACGGAAGCCAGGAAAGCTTCACAAGAGTAACCAGCCTACTAGCCAATTGTTCGGAATATATCAACGATGATGCCGTCGTAAACTTAACCAATAAAACCCAAAAGAAGAAAAAAGCTATTGAAACAGAACGAGATATAGAAGGAGTGAGAAAGCGTCATCCTGGGGACGTAGAGGCACAAATTAAGGACATATCAGAGAACAACACTGTAATTTCTTATCGATATGTACATGGCGGTTCAGGCGGAGCAAGCAATGCATTTGAAGCCAACTTCATGGTAGAAAGTGGGGGCGACTACAACGCCGTCAACGGAAGCTCCGGGGCCTTTGGTAGGTATCAATTTTTACCCAGTACGTGGGAATGGGTATGTAGTCAAACCGGCGTAAATGTAGACGATCATAGCACCGAAGCCCAAGATAAAAATGCCAAATGGTATTGGGACTATTTTATTGGCGAATTAGGCGGAGACGAAAAAGCCGCATGCGTTGCCTGGAACTGGGGGCTTGAAAATGGCCGCCGCTGGAAAAACGGAATGCCTACAGGGATTTATAACGGTCGTGAGTTTACGTGGGATGAAGAAGTCGAAGGCAACATGTCCGTAAACAACCGTTTAAAAGAATTTGATGAATACAGAGGAAAAGCCGCAGGCGGCGGCCTTATAGATAAAGGGTTCGAGTATTCAATAGCAGCCGGATTAGTTGGCATCAAAATGCCCAACGGAAGCAACGGGTGTGTAGAATTCGCCGTACGATTTGGGGCATCATACAATCAATTTCTAGCAGACCAGGCACACAAAAATCAAACCAATTGCCCGGCATTTGTAAAAGAAGCGGCCGAAGCTGGTATTCAAGTCATCCCGTTTGACGAAAGCAAGTTAAGCAAAGGCGACTGCATTATTTACCATACGTCAGAAGGTGAAGATGGACACGTCACCATATATGATGGCAATGGAGGTTGCTACGGCAACAGCAGCTCAAAGGAGTTGACGGTACACGAATCGGACTATCACCTAGACGGAACGTACCCTGAAAAGATTGTAAAAACCGGCGAAGACGGCACGGGGCATTACGAACGAACAGAAACATCAAAACGATCGCCGGAAGAATTACGGGCCGTGATAGAAGAAATCAGAAGACGTGATAGGGAAGACAGGCAGATAAAAAAAGAAAAAATAGAAGCAAAAGTAAAAGATGCAAAAGGGAAATATATCAATTGGGGCCTTGCAAATCCCAACGCAACAGACAGCGAAAAAAGAAACAAGCTGGCAGAGCTAATGGGAGATGACGAAGATTTAAAAAACAGTGAATTAGGGACTCTCACGATGTCAATTGATAAGGGAATTAGAGATAAGACAGAAGCCGCCGCCAAAGCGTCGTCAAAGGGGAATGTATTTGACGTCAATAACATTAAGGCAAGAATCCAAAAAGGGGAATTTAACGGCGAAAATGGAAAACAAGAGTTAAGCTTTGTACTTCAAAACTCACCGGTAAGCTTCACCCCGGAACAAATCGACTCGATATACACACTCCAGGAAAATGTTCAAAACGGACGAAACTTTAAGATACAAGATCGGCTAACAGCGGATATGTTAGGAATGACGAACGAACAATTCTCACGAAATAAAACCGCCATGAGTATTATTGTTGGAGAAAAAATAAGTGAATATAAATCAGAAAACGGGGGAAGCGAACCGGATTTAACGCTTATTAAACAATGGGCTATAGAAGCCACATACAGCTTTGACTCCGGAGCAACAGCGGAATACGGGGTATTTAAAGATAGGCCGCTAGAATTTTCCGATGCAGATATTTACAACTTAGGTTACGCCGGCTGGGAACGCATTAAAACGCCGGAAGGCGTATACATTAGATTATATAAAGACGGTGACTTCAAAGACGTATACGCAACTGAATTCGAAAAAATGTTAAAGAATGCGGGGCTAAGATAACAATGATAAGCGACGAACGCAAGGAACAGCTACTGAACATAGCCAACTCCCTAGGGCAGGGAACGGTTGTAACGGACAACCAAGCCAAAGGGAAAAGAAACATGGAGTGGGATCTAAAAAACGAACACACCGATGCCGAAGGAAAACAATGGCGCCAAGATAACGACTACGGCGGAACCTTATTCGACCGCATGATGGGCGGATGGCAAAATGTAGCCGACGGGGTAATGGAGATCCAAAAGAACATTCTTTACAGCACACCTGAAACGATGACAGAAGCACAACGCTTAGGGCAGCGCATGAGCCTATCGCCGCAATTTCTCATAGACAATCCCGAAGTAATGGACCGCGTTAAAGAAATTGACAAAGAAACACAACCTATGGGATTTATGCAAGGCTCAAAATTTAGCATACAAAATTTCGATGCGTTGTACCCGGAACTTGTAGAGATAAGACAAAAGGATCCGGTAAGTGCATCAATCGCGGTCAGTGAATATGAAGATATAAAAAATACCAGAAGCGCGCTCGATCTTATAAAAGACGCCTTTAATTCCGGATCGGATATGGTAAAACTCTCTGACGCACAAATGCGTGCATATAACGGAGAAAGCATAGATTCCGTACGGCCTGATGTAGATAAACTCACAGACGAATTGCGGGCATATCAAGAGCCTAATAAATACGAAAGAACTTTATACGACACTATTCAGCAATTAACAATTATGGGAACCCAAGCTGCAAGAGCTACCAAAAGAGCCGCACAAGGGGCCGCTATGGGTATGGCAACCTCGGCCGCAGCGGCAGGTGGCGCAGCCGCAACAGGAATTGGGGCAGCCGCAGCACCGGTTATTTTATTGGCCGGGGCCACAATAGGGGCTGCAAATGGCATGCGTGTAGGCATGTTCGAACAATTCGAACAGCAAAGTGCAGCCTCAAGATACTGGGAATTAATGAATAACCGCAAAGGCGAATACAGCAGAAACCATGCCTTAGTAGATTCGACCGTAACAGGTGTGGTAAACGGGGCTATTGAACTAGGTCTCATGGAAGTAGGATATAAACCTATAACAAAAGCCTGGGGCGGCCAAGCGGCTAAAAGCATATTAAACAACGCCGCAGCAAGAATGGCTATCATTGATGCGGGAAAAGAAAGCATCGCTAAACTTTCCGCACAAGCGGCTATGAAACAATTCGGCAGAAGTACGGCCGCAGAACTTGCAGAAGAAGGCGCACAGCAAGCCTCCGAAGACCTTATGGATAATGCCGAATATTATCTGTACAAAAAAGGCGCACCGCACACTACCACGGAGATTATAGGAAACGCCGTAGACGCTATGGTGCAAGCCGTCCCGGCGGTAGTAGGCATGGGGGCTATGGGTGCCGTAACGCACGGCGTAGGAAATTACCGTGGCATGCGGGCCATTGCCGCTATTAAAAACGAAGACTGGAAGCAAGAATACCGTAGAACAGTCGAACAGCAAACCATTGAAGCGTTAATGGCCAATAAAGCCCAAAACAAGACGGCACAAAAAAATCCCGAAGTATATAAAAACGTCGTACAAGAACAGGCCCGTCTTGCCGGCGTGCAAAACATGTACGTGGACGCACAAGAACTCTCTAAAACGGATAAAGGCGTAGACGTTTTAAACGACATGGTAAATCGCGGAATCATTACCGGCGAACAAGTAGATAAATCTATTTCAACCGGAGCAGACATTGTAATTCCTACTGGCACCTTTGCGCAGCTTGCCGACGAATCCGTGGATACCGATACTCTTATGCGTGCAACCACAATGGCTAAAAACGGCGTTCACCGTGCAGCCCTTGAAGAAAAAGCCAAACGAGTTGAAGCGATCCGTGAAGAACTAGCTAATTTAGCACAAAATAAAAAAGACGTTCTATCCAAGGAACTCATGGAAGAACATTTTAAAGATGCGGACGATATAACAAAAACGGCAGCCGAAAGCGTCATCTATAAGAATCCGTACGACTTAAACAAGAGCTACAAAGAAGCCCTGACGGACGCAAGAAAAGAATATGAAGACGCACTAGGTTTTGACGCTTACTGGAATTACAAGCCGCAGGGCGTTGGCATTATGTACACCGACGAAGAAAGTCGCCAAACAGGCCGTGGAATCCGGGTATCCAACAATGACTACTGGTACCAAGAAATGTACAAGAAACTCGGCCGTAAAGCAACAAGAGAAGAAATGCTCGATATTGCTTACGAAGACCAGATGAAAGAATTACAAACCCTGGCTCCGGAAACGGCCGACGAATTTGCACAAAACGCAAATTCCCTAAAGGCAAAATACGAGGCATTGCAAGGGCTAAAAGGTAAATTCGAAGAGTTGGCCAAGAGTGATTATGCCGTAAAGCAATCCCTTACCAAAGAAGGTTACGAAGTATATAACGAAATCGCAAATCGCCTTCAAGACAGTAGCGATAAATCCAAATTAGCGGCCAACGAAAACGCCTTCATATACGCACGCATGGCCGAAAGCTGGGCAAAAATCCGCAACGAATATGGCGACACGGCTTATACGGCCAAGGATTTTATGGCAGAACATGCGGTGAATATTGGTGAAAAACAACAAAGCAACGAGGTTAAAATAACATTTAACCAAGAAGAAATCAAAGTCACAGAAGAACAACAAGAATTATTAGAGAAAGGAAAGGAATACATATTAAAGGCCCTTAACGGAGAACGACTGGAAAACATGGTTTTATGGGAGGTCCCCAAAGAAATAAGGGAAAAAATTCAAAAAGAGGCAAGATTACAACTTAACGGGTATAGATTTGAGCTGGTCGCAGATGATATACGACATGCTAAAAACAGTCATGGTAGGGAAGAGAAAGACGGCGAAATAAAGTTAGACAATGCCTCGATCCAACACGCATTGGATATATTAGCATCTCCGGATAATATTGTCGTAGGGAATATCTCTGCAATCGGCCTGCCAAGCATTAGGTTTGAAAAAAAAGAAAACGACGGAACAATGTCCGTCGTTGAAAACGTTTTAATGTCTAAAAAAAGGTTGCGCTTAAAAACAATATGGAAAGATGCTAATGCCGTGGTCAATGCCCAAAAGGACCCTGGCCATACGTCCGAATACAACGGCAAAAATACATCTTTCCATGACAATAGTTTAACAAAAACAGTAAACAAAAACAATATCTTAGAGCAAACTTTCGACCAACGCGCATGGCACGGAAGCGGCACGGACTTTAACGAGTTTAACCTGGAAAAAGCCCTTACCGGTGCCGGGGATATGGTACACGGCTGGGGGATATACACGGCCAAGAATAAAAAGACAGCCCAGGCATATAAAAAACACGCCAAAAGCAAGGGCCTTCCGTCGTATTTGTATGAAGTAGATATCCCTGAAAACGAAAACCTTCTCATAGAAGAAAAACGCTACGAAGAACAGCCGTCCGAAATACAAGAAAAACTTACCAGGACAATATCGGGCTTACCGGATAAGCAGCAAAAATCATTTTGGGAAAAACTGTTACACAATGAAATGCGGACCTTTCCCGAAGAGACCGAAGCGTTATCAGATCTGGATAAAGCGAAAGATAAGGTAAAGCAATTAGAAGTAGCGGCCAATGGCCTTGAAAATACAGATAAGCCGAAATTCAAAGAGAAAATAGCTATAAAGCACTTCAAGAAATTAGGGTATACTGAAGAGCAAATCAAAGACCGGGATTTCATGCAGGTGGAAAAGGAAAAGGAAGAAAAAGTCCTTGCTGCTGTAAAAAAAGAAGCCGAAAAAGCCGAAGCATCCATACAGGAAAGAAAAGACAGCATCCTGGAAGCGGCTATTAAAAATCCTAAAGAAGCCTTAAAAAGAAGCGTTGGCACCGGCAAAGAAATCTACAAGTATTTATCGGCATCACTCGAAAGCATGGAAGAAGCCTCACAGCAATTAAACAAAAACGGGATTGAAGGCATATCCTATTACGACAGTGAAGATGGCAATTGCGTCGTGGTGTTTAGCGATAAGGCGGTAAATATCATTAATAAGTACCGTCAAGAGATAAAAGCCTCATATAATTCCGCAACCGGCGCCATTCACTTATTCGACGGAGCAGATCAATCTTCATTTGTTCATGAAGCGGCACATATGTATCTTACAGAGATGAGTAAGATGGCCGTAGACGAAGCGGCACCCAAGGGCCTTCTGGAAGACTGGAATACGATTCAAGCGTGGGCGGCATATAAGCCGGAAGACATTAAAGATTACGAAGGAACGGCAAGGGAAAAAGAATTTAAATCCTACGCCAAGGCCATTGAAGATGCTCGTAAGAGTGGAGACGTCATAGCTATTCGTGCTACCGAAGAACGCTGGATGCAAGAACGATTTGCCCGCGGATTTGAACGCTACATAGCAGAAGGAAAAGCTCCGACGCAAGCCCTGCAAAGTGCATTCCGAAAGTTTAAATCCTGGCTTGTATCAATCTATAGAGACCTTACCAATCTCGGTAAAGAACCGCCGGAAGACGTAAAGCGCGTCATGGATCGAATGCTTGCGACTAATGACGAAATAGAAGCCTGGGCAAAAGCCAAAGAGTTAGACGCCTGGGACAAGAAGGGTTTTTCCGGGGACTTAACCGGTTCAGAAGGGGACATGATTAAACGATGGGCCGAAGACGCTAAAGAAAAAGCCAAGGAACGGGTTCTTAAAGAACTCATGCGGCAAGAAGAAAACCAGTGGCGAACAGATTTAGAGAACAGTCTCGAAAAAGAACGAATCGACTACGAACGGCATCTAGTCGATGAAAACCCGATATATGGCCAAGAATTACAGTACAACGAAACGGACGAGCATTTACGGAACGACTTACCGAGACAATTTGGTTACGACTCAAAAGAATCGTTCGAATCGGCCATTGAAAAAGCAGGCGGCCCGCTAGAAGAACGTTCAAAGGCATTTATGGAAAACCGGCGTAAAGAGTACGAAGAAATGATGCCAACGTCAGAAGATTTTAAAAACGCAGCCGATGCAGAACTTGCCTCGACAAATGCCCAAATGAGACTTTCACAATTAGAAGCCTATGCCATAAAGCGAAAGGTAAACGGATACGTTGCAGAAGCGGTTAAAGCGATGCGTGAACTTGACGCCCTGGACGGAAAGTCAGAAGAAGAAATCACAGCCGGTATTAAAGAAATTTTAGGCGTAGACGATGAAGCGGCAAAGAAAGGCCGTCAAGTAGCCCTAATGCTTGCTAAGAACGAAGAAATCCAAAAGCTAAAGGAACGATTAAAGGACGCCAAGGAAAAGGACAAAGAACACAGAGCCTCGGCTAGGGAAGAATTGGCCTCGGCCAAGGCGGCATTAAAAGAAGCTATGAGAGGGTTAAATACAGCTAGAGACATTACAGCCGGAAGCTACACCAAAACCCTTCAAGTAGCCCGCGAAGAATTAAGCAAGATGACGGTAGCAGAAGCCACGACCTGGAGGCACTGGGAAATTAAGGCTAAGCAAGAAGGAAATAACGCCGACAAGTTAATGGCAGCGGGTGCCTTTGAAGAAGCGGCTATCGCTAAAGGAAACAGCCTTAAATACTACTGCATGAGTCGTGCCGCTAAAGACAATCAAGAATACGTAAGAACAAAGCTCGAAGGCTCAACGGGTCGCGTGGACTTACAACAAGAAGCCATGGACGGCATCAAAGGCATGGTTAAGCGCATTAGTAGAAGAGAAAACCAGGTACGCCTGGACCCGAACAGCCGGTACATAATCCAGCACCTGGCATACATTACGGGAATTACAGAAAAAGACGGTATTAAGCCGTTAAATGAAAAGGGCGAACCCGTAGGCATCAACTGGGAAAAAGTCTATGGAGATTTAAACCCTGATTACGCTATGGACAAAGAAACAGCACCGAATCCTGATAAAATCGTAGCACCGTGGCTTAGGATATTGGCCGAAAGTAAAGAACGAAAAGACTACAACGAAATGCAAATGGACCAATTCCAAGATATGGTTGAAGCCATGCACGTTCTATACAAAGCTTCAAGAAGAGATTATGAAGCTACAACCATTAAGGACAGAAACGGCAAAGTCATAAGCCAAGAAGACGCCGCTTTAAAACTCGTTCAAGCCATCGGCGTAGATAATGAATTTAATCCGTTACAGGACTCGAACGACAAGACAAACACCAAGTCCAAAGCTAAAAGCCTAGCCAAAGACGCATTGTTATACCTTACCAAAGCCGAAACTATTTTTAATCGCTTTGGCGGCGACTGGATGCAACTCGTGTACGAACCGATTAACCAAGGGGCAAACAAAGAGCTCACAATGCGACAAGAAGCGTGCAAAGTCTTTTCTAAGATTTACAACATGTACTCATTGGAAGAATGGCAGGCGATGAGATCCGACAGGGTCTTTACAATCGGTCTTACAACCAACTTCACAAGAGAACAATTAATTTGCATGGCTCTTAACTGGGGAAATAAGGAAGGTCGTAAGCGCGTACTTGCGACGATAAACAAATCGGCCAAAAACGAAGTGGACGTCATCGACGAATACACCATGCAAAGCATGTTAGAGTCATCACTTACTGAAAAAGACTGGAATTTCATTGAAGCCATTTGGTCGCAGCTTGATTCATACTGGGCTGAAAGAAACAAGGTACAGGAAAACCTATACGGCCAAGGCCTCGGAAAAGTACAAGCGCTGCCGTTTAATATTAACGGTAGGCAAATAAAAGGCGGTTACTACCCGATTGTGTATGATCCAAAGTTAAGTATAAGAGCCTCGGACCTTGCAGCCGACGACATCGTAAAGCAAGCCCTTTCGGGAAGCTCAACGTTCGGCATCGGCATGGGAAGCACGAAGTCCCGTGTAAGCGAAGTAAAAGGACAACAATTAGCTTTACGCCTTGATGTGTGGCCGCAGGCCGTCACAGAAGCCATTCACCATATCGCCATGCGCGAAGCGGCAACGGACGTGTATAAATTAATTACGCACCCGGCCGTGCAGCAAGCCGTCCAGCAAAAGTACGGCATGGAAACGTACAACATGATCCGTCAGTGGAGTAAAGACGTGTGGAAGACGGACGTTCAAAAAGCCGATATTATCAATCGCACGCTTGAACAGATGCGTAAAAACTCGGCCTTTGCCGTTATGGCTATGAGAACGGGGACGGCCATACTAAACGTTCTTAACGTCTTTCCTATGATGCACCAGATAGGGAAGATAAATACTATAAAAGCCATTACTAGCTTTGGGCTAGGGTTTTATAAGGGAACGGACACGTACGCCAAAAACCGTCAGTTTGTGTTTGATAAGTCGCCCATGATGCGCGACCGTATGAATACGATCGACAGGGATATGCAGCAGGACATGAAGTTAGAGGTAGGCCAGGACACCTCGCTTATTAGAGAAAAAGCAACGCACGCCAAAGAAAAGTTCAATCGCTTTGGGTATTGGTTTATTACAGAAACAGACCTCATGTTCTCGATGGCCCTTTGGAAACATGGATACGACGAATCCATGAGAAAACAAATCGAAGCGGGCATGACGGACGTCAAACAAATGGAACAGAATGCCATTTCAGATGCCGACACAAACGTAAGAGCGGTATTTGGAAGCGGTCAAGTAAAAGACCAGGTAGCCATGCAGCGAAAGAACACACTGGTAGGACAGTTAACTCCGTTTTATAGTTACAGCTCAACTGTATTAAACGCCCTCATTAAGGCGGGTTACAGAGTAAAAGACCACGGAGATTACATGGCACTTATTAATGCAACCCTCTACTGGGTGGTATTACAGACCCTGGCCGAAACTGTTTATAGAAGTGCCGTCGCCGGAGAACTAGACGACCCGGATAAAATGCTCCGTCGCCTGGGAATCACGACCGTAAGAAATGTGGACCAGGGGCTACCGGTAGTCCGTGATGCTTTAGAAGGCGTTATGAATCACTTCTTATTAGGGAGCGATTCGAACAATTCGCCGCTTGCTATTACAGCTATCGACGAACTCGTAAAGGCAGCGCAAGCAGCCGGAAACGAAAAGAAAGACTTCACCGACGTAGGCCGTTCATTATCGCGCGTGGGAAACCGCACTTGGAAATTCTCCGACACTTTATCAGACGGATTCTGGAATCTAGTGAAATTCTCACTAGTTGACACAGACAGAAGCGTCCAGGAGCTTATCACCACTACGATATTCGACAAGCGCTACAAAACGCACGAAGAACGGGTACGACAGGACAAGAAAAAGGCTAACGAACAAAAAAGAAAGGAAAACAAGAGATGATAACTAAAGACAAAACCACAATCACTTATAAAGGAGACGGGGTCACAACCTCATTCCCCTTCCCTTATCAGTACAGGGCAGGAGAAGATATCAAGGGATATCTACTGGTCAACAATAAAGAAATGCCGATTATAGCCAATTACCGTTTTGACGAAGTAGAGAATAAATTCATCTATCCCGTAAACGGCGTACCGTTATTTACAACCGACACCTTAGTTATTAAACGACAAACGCCGATTGAACAAGCCGCTGATCTTCCTAATAAGTATCCGTATAACGCCGTCGAGACGGTAGCCGACAATCTCACTCTCATTGCCCAGGAACAGGAAGCAAAAATTAAGGGCATTGAAAATATCCGTGATGAATTAAATGAGACAGCAAAACAAGCAGCGGATATGGCCGACAAAGTTGTCACCGCCGTATCAAAAGGGTATAACGTCGCCCAAAATCAATTAACCAGCTTCATGCAAATTGATGTTGCTGGAAAAACCATAAAAGGATTTAAAGAAGAAATTAAAAAAGTCGTCGTCGCTGCCAAAAAGGCGGGTGCAACAGACGGCACTCACTTAATTGTAACAACAGCTTTTGACACTAAAGATTTTACTAAGAACGCAAAAACCGAAGAACACATCATAAATGCCGGCCCGGAAGCGGACCTTATTGTAACCGTAGGTAAAGATGCCCTTATTTTAGAGACACAAGAAAAAACCTACCGATTAATAGACGAATCCACGGGATATAAGGTTCAAGAAGTCGTAGAAGCGGCCGTCGATAGTAAGGGCGCTGCCATAAACGCCAATATCACCGGCACTGCTAAAACGGTAAGCATAGAACCCGTAACAAACGTAAATGAAGCGGTAACGCCTGGAAGATACATTGGAGAAGGAATTGCAATCAATAACGAAATATTCCAGGGATACATTTTAGACGTTTTAGTGTTGGAAGATACAATCTTCCAAACGCTCACCACGTTAGATGGACGAGTATTCGTAAGAAAAAGCGACGAGAAACCCATCACAACGTCCTGGACAGAACCATACAAAAAAGACGTGCTGGTAGAAGAAAATACCGCTCAATTCGGTAAGGCAAAGATAGAATTAACCAATAACGGAAGTCTTAGCGTAAAGGATATAACCGCTCCCGACAAAGGAGGTGAATTGGCGTTAAGGAGCGATTTAAATAAAATATCAGATTCAATAAGTGGACACAAAGCACCGGTTATGACACCGCTTATAGATTGGGAGGAAATGAAAAGACAAAACTCAAATAACGACGTGAGAAACATCAATGAACAAACGTATGGAATAATAGGAACAAGCAGAAATAACCCAATCCTTTTAAAAGAATCCTATAAAAACTACGATAAAATATTTATTATTTTTTGCGGTAACGGCTGGGGTACGCGAAGAAATATCTCATACGAAGTCTGGCAGTTGGAATACCTTTTTACCACCAAAGAGGCGTTCCTCTTATATCACCAAGGCGAAGCAATGTGGATGCTAAAATCAACAAATTCAACGGAAACGAAATGGATTACGCAAGCCAAAAGTGAGAATAGTGGTATCGTTGAAATTTACGGGATTAAATATGAAAGGTCGTAATCGAAAATGTTCTATTTAATTAAAGACGGTAAGGTGCAAAGCATGTGTATAAATAAAGAACCGCTCAAAGGGCTGGACGGAGAAATCCTTGAAGGCGACGTGCTGGACCCGTCAACAGTCGCCGTAAAGAACGGGAAAATAATTCAGAAAAACGATATCCCCGAAACAGCACCGGAAGAAGAAGTAAAGCTGGATGCCGTAACCGTCCTGGAAGCCATTGTAGACATCCAGGAAGAAGTAATGAATAATTCATTAACATTAGAATCACTCAAAAATAAGGAGGGAAAATAATGGTATTAAAAAAATATATGATAAGTGCATACGGGAAATTGGTGTTAGCCGGAGTCTACACCCTGGATGAAAACGAAACGGGAAAGAAATTGATACCCGAACCTTATCAGGAAGCGGTTGCCGAATGGCTGGCGGCTAGAGAAGAAAAAAAGGAGTAGGACGTGGAATTCATGGACGAACTGGTTACAAGGATATTACTAAACGTATCCCATGAACATGTTCTGGATATTTGTAACGTAATTCTACTGGTACTAATTCTCTTAGTAGCCGATGCCTTCTTACGTATCATTGCAGAAGTATTCCAGTACAATAAAGACCACAACAGAAAGAATACAACCAAAACCTTCATTACAACGCTTATATGGTATGGCTGGGGGCAAGGTGACTACATCGACGCCAATACGGGAAAGATTAAACGCTATCTCATGAGTGAGAAACTTAGAAGCAGTATGCTAAAAAAGATATGTATATTCTATCCAGCGTGGTTTTTCTTATCGATTGCATGTGTATCTCTTCCGGATACCGTGTTTATCGGAGTCCGTGGGGATGAGTTATTGGCCAACGTCTTCATGTGGTGGCCGGTAGCCTCGGAGCTTTCGTCAATTATTGAGAATCTAAGAGAAATCGATACCTACCATTTTGTAAGAATCAAAAACATGTTCATGGAAATAAATAAAATGAGGAAGTGAAAAAAGTGGTAGACAAAATTAATATCGCAGACCTGGTAGTCATTACAGGCCTCGTAACGGGGCTTGTAATGGCTATTTTATTTAGCCTAAATGAATTGGCTATGTCTATTGCCTCCGGTCTCTTGGGATATATCGGAGGATCGAAACTTTCACCACACAAAGAAAGGAGCGATGAAAAATGAGAGAAGCAACACTAGAAGAGATTAAAAACCTGGCCCGTGAAGCCTATTGGGATCTATGGAACGGCGCTCGGAGTATGGGCCGTGATGTAAAACTCTACATTCACTGGACAGGCGGCCGTTACAACCAGACGTTTGGCGACTACCATATAAATATTACAGGCGAAGGACGCTGCTTTATATCGACGGATAATTTCGCAGAAGTCAAAAACGCAACGTACATGAGAAATACCGGTAGTATTGCCATTACGCTTTGTTGCGCTTTAGATGCTACAGGTCCGGACAACTTAGGCCCGCACCCTCCGACAGAAGCACAAATTAACGCCGTATCGCAAGTTGTATGCATCTTAGCCGACGCACTGGATCTTACGATTGATGCGGACCGGGTCATGACACACGCAGAAGCGGCCGATAATCTCGACGGGCTTTATACCCACGATGATTACGGACCGGATTCAACATGCGAACGCTGGGACCTTTGGGTCTTACGAGAAGGCGAAGAACCAGGCACCGGTGGACAACAAATCAGAGGAAATGCCAATTATTATAGACACCACAAATTATTAGCTGATATGTAAAGGAGAAACCATTATGAATAAGAACGAAATTATGAACATGCTCGCAAAAGAAGCCGCACAAGTTGTAAAAGAACAAGCAACAGCAGCCCTTAGCTCATTATCGGCAAACGACTTACGGCCGATTGTAGAAGAACAGTTAAAGACGATTACGGGACCCTTGCAGCAAGAAGCGGAAACCACAAGCTCCGTATGGGTAAAAATTAGAAACCGTTTCTACATTCGCATTATAAACAATGCGGTCGATAATATCATCAAAACAATCCAGGACGGCCTGGACGGATTAAGCAAGAAATAAGCTGTTGCATAATTTACAACAACTTAGTCAAGCAAAGCGTAAAATGCTGGACTAATAAAAGTTATAGTCAAGCAAAACCGCTTTTATTAGACTAAAAACAAAAGTTATTTAACAAATTGGCGTTTCCTTAAACAACTCAATAAGAACCAAAAAGACGGATTCTTGGAACTTAACCTACGTTAAGACCCAGGATCCGTCTTTTTTGATACTTGGTTATATTAAAAAATATTTTTAAGACAGAAAGGACCCTTATTATAAGGACCCTTTTGGTATATCCGACAAAAATCCGTCAAAAAACAATGGTGAATAATGGTAAATATGGTGAAAAATAAAATAAGAAGAAACTTGGCCAAAGCGATGATTAACACATTTTAATAAATATGGGAAAATAGAAAGGCATAAAAAAGCCTTCATAAGAGAATAGAACAAGAAAATGG